GGAAGTAAAGCTTCAGGAGATTTGTTCTCTACTTTTCATATTTAATTTTCAAAAGTTGAATGTTAAAAGCAAAACATTTCGTTGAGTGAAGAAACCCCGTTACTTCAGTATGGGGTAGTTCATAACTATAAAAAAGCACAGACTCTTATCTGTGCTTTTTTTTGGACATTTTCAAAGGGGAAACACCACGGGCGATGCAATCTATAACAAATAATGAGAAAAATACGCAGTTTCAACTACAATAGGCTGTTTGTGATTGCCCAGGCAAAGACGGATGCGCTGCAAGAGCCCATAGATACTACGTCCTTAGACAATCCTTACGATCCACAAACGATGGATGAGCAGTTACCGGTTATTCGGCAGCAAGATTTGGCGAAGATACTGGAAGACGATCAAGAGAACGAATTGGCAACTCCGTTAGGCCCGCCTCCAGGCCAACCGATGAAAGTAGAGAAGCCGGAGGACGTTGAAAGCCCAGAAGTTGCCCCGCCTATTGAGTCTGAGCCCGAGATTCAACCGAAGCCCCAAAAGAAACCGAAGGAAAAAGAGATACCAGAGTTCGGCAACAACGTTCCTGCAGCCGTTCGATGGGCGGAAAAAAACAACGAGGTAATCAGGATTTTTTATCGAACTAGAAAAGGGAACCATATTGAGAGGATTGTCGAGCCCCACGGGAGATTCGTATCCGAATCGACCGGCAATACTATCGTGGTCTGTTATGACAGGAGTGTAAGAGACATCCGAGCGTTTATCCTCAGCCAAATCGAGGATTTTTTATTCGTGAACAGGAAGTTTAAACCCAAAATGAGAATAGTTCCGTAATTCAAAGGGAAATCAAATGGACCAAATTTTAATCCGTCTCAAAGACATTGGTGACAGCTTGGAAAAGTTGGGGATGTCCAAACAGGCCGACCGAACTACCCAAATCATGAATAACATCCTTGGCCTCAAAACCGCACAGTATGTAGGTATTCAGGGCTATTGGATTCGGAACCGGCGGTGCTGGGATAACTGTTATCGCACCAAGCGAACCGAGAACAAAAACATGCCCGCCCAAGAGGTCTGGTCCGAATGTCACAAAGAGTATCTCGCTTCCATTAATGAAAATGACAGTAAATGGGACAAGTACGCGGGAGAAGATGTGGAGATGTTGAAGATGGCATCGGGCGACTTAGAGACACAGGCGTGGATTGATCAGGAACGCGAGTTCTTCAACAACGCCGTCCATGAAAAAGTTGCGAGAGGTATCCCTTTTGAGAATGCAGTTTACATTACGATGGAAGAAGGCGGCTCTCGATTTCGCCACGCAGCGGTTGATGCGGCGGTTGACTTGGTTTCCCTTTCTAGCCAGGTTGCCAGTTCCGGACAGAAAGAGCTCGCAGAAAAAATTGCGTCAGCATCGGATGAACTATTGAAAACGGCATTGAAGCCGGGAAGTCGGTGGTGGAACCCTTTTACGTGGGGGCAAAACTCCGCATCGAATATCAAACAGCGTGTTATGGACAGTCTGGGCGAACTTAAAAATCTTGCTTGGACGGTTATGAATATGGTAAACCGGATGCAACGGATACCCGTACCGGCGAAAGGTAAAGGCAAAAATGCTTTCAACTACGCCGAATTCATCAAATACGCGGGCGAAGTCTATGACCAAATCAGTAAAGCTCCTGGAAGTGTAGAAACCCTCCAAAATTGGGGCAAAAAAGACAACCCCCTGACTCTACAAAACGGTGGCGTGACGCAGCAGATGTTCGATTTTAAAGGCGACGCAGCCGCTCAGAACCAAAATCAGAAAGCACCTGTATCGAAAAAACCAGCCACAGCTCCCAAAATGCCGCAGCGGACCCCTGAACAGCTTTTCAAAGCGATTTACAACCGCTTCTATGCAAATCTTAGCCAAATAGGAAATCAACTGACAAATGAACGACAGCAAACGAAGGACAAAAGCACTATACAGATGGTTGACCAGGCAACGGATGCTGTGCATAATTATGTCGCAGCTCACCATCAGTGGTGGAGCAAAGGAGCAAAGTTACCGGCTACCGACCTTATTATGCCGCTCCAGTCTCTTGTTAAAGCTATAGATTACATTCGTTCTGGCCGGGCGGTGCCCCAAGAAGGACCATTCGGACAGGAAGGTGCAGGTCCATCCGCTGGTGTGGCTCCTGGTGCAGCTCCGGCAGCAGCTCCTGCATCCGCTCCGGCCGCAGCTCCGGCCGCAGCTCCGGCCGCAGATATTCCGCAGCTCGACGAGAACACAATTGCCGCCGTAAGCGACATTATTCGCGAGCCGGTGAAAGCCGCCGCTATGAAGATACTGGTCAACCCTACAGTTGAACCCAACATCGATATCGGTAAGTTAACGGACCAACAAAAAGCTCTCATTCAGGAAATCGCCAAAGCCATAAATGTTTTCGCAAAAAAGTTGAACGGAGCGGGCAAGGCTCCAGAAGCTCCGGCTCCAGCACCAGGTACAACTCCTGCAACGCTGCCTCCGGCACCGGAAGCGAAAGCGGCATCGGTTAAACAGTGGATTTTACAAAGGAGTTTTTAAGGTTTTTCCTTATTAGATAAAAATGAATCGTTTTTCCAGTTTACAAGGAGAAAGAAAATGCAATTGATCACGAACAGAATTCCAACAGGGAAACCTCGACGGACGCTGAAAGAAATCGTCGAAGACCACCTCCAGAAAAAGGCTGCTGCCAGTGCTCCGGTTGTTAAAACCGCTGCGGTAGTTGAGCCCGAGGTCAAGGTTGCCGAAAAAGAAGCCGACGAAGCTCCGTCCAGCGGACAGTTGGATCCTGAGCCTCTTCACCAGAAGGGTGAATCGGTAAAGCCATCCGCGACCGAAAAGAAAGACGATGTGGTAAAGGCCACGGTCAAAGAAAACAAGACCGAGAAAACCGAAGCCCCGTCGAGCGGTCAGCCGGAATGGGAAGGCGAGAAGAAGAATAACAACATGCAGGATCCGAAAGCCGAAGAAGATAAAAAATCCGACGCGAAAGCCGAAGAAAAGAAACCCTGCCAGTGTGGCAAAGCCGCATCGGTTTTCAAGTTCATCAAAATCAGTAACCTGACCGATGAATCCGAACGCAAGGCCAAAATGGACGAGTGGAAAAAAGTTTATCCTGCTGAATACGTCGATCTCATGTTCGCAAAACGATAAGTTCCCTATAATTCAGTCATAGGAGATAACTATGCCACTTGTGCCTGCTGGTAAAGCTCGGTTAATGGTAGCACAGCAATATACGAACCCATTGGCTCAAGGCTATGGCGATTCCTACAGCTCTCAGTCTGGACAGGAAGAGAAGTCACAGTTGGATCAGGGGTTGGACATGGCGAAAACACCAGGTCTTTCCCCTGATGACCGTGACGAAATGGTAAAACACGTTTTTACCCAGCCCAATGAGCCCGACCAAACGGAAACCGAATCCGCCGGGGCGGATGATGGCCAGCAGCTCCCAGCCAAAGAAGAGTCCAGTCCTCAACATGGTATTAAAGAGTTCGTTTTTAAGAAACTGGAAGGATTGGGATATCCCGGCCGTCGCCTGATGGAGTTCAAAGACCAGATGGCCAGGATTGAGATTACCTCCGATGGGACAAAAACCGTTCAGGTAATCATACCGGACAAGCACTATGGGAATGCCCAGGCGCTTTCCGATTCCGAGCTTAAAGATATGGTTGGTGGCGTAGAGAAGTCGTTCGGGCTCCATTTCAACGGGGCTAAAAACGACGCGGGCAAATGGATTATTGATTTTACTTCTGCAAACCTTGCTGCCGAAAAAGCTATGGAAGAAGCAAACGGGATGCAACAAGATAACCTTGAGGCGGTCTACGGGGCTCCAGCGAGCGGTAAAAAACAACAGGGCGGGGTGACCGAGAAGAAGGCTCCTCGTAAAGCGGAAACCATCCATGAGATGATTAAAAGTTCCAAATCGTCGGGCCTCATCGACCAACTCTATAAGATCGTTCACGGAGACAAATAATGATCCAGAAAATGTCAGACCAGCATACAATCAACTTCCTTTTTGACCAGCCCGATGAAATCAAGCCCGAAGAAAAAAAGGCATCCGGCAAACAGGAAGTAACCCCCGAGGACATGAAGTCCCGCAAGCTCGATCATCACGACACGATGGCTTCGTCCAAATCCGTTGCCTCCGCCCGGACGGGCACTGTAAGCGACATTGGCGGGCCGTCCAAGCAGATCAAAAGCGTTACCGGCAACTCCATCTGGGATTCGGCCCCCAAGAATATCCCTGACACTCAATCCCAAACACGACAAGAAAAAGAGCGTGTTGCGGAGAACAAACGTATTGCTGAAAAACAACGAATGGATGATTTGGTGGAAAAATTGCAGTCCACTGATCAGCGAAAAGCTTCCAGTGCAAGCGTTTCGTCTCTTTCTCCTTTGGGAGGTTCGAAATTCAATCTTCCGCAACAGGGCATGAGTATCTTCGATCAGGGCGATTACGAGCGAATTCCGGAAAAGACAGCCGGTGAAAAAGTCAGCGAAGAAAATGAGGCGCGTCGCAACCAGAAAGATACGTCCTGGAAAAACAGCGGACGAAGTTTTAGTTCAAAGGATGTGGTGAACCGATTGTTTGATGCGATTACGGAGCAAGAAAAGTAATGCCAATTGGTGCTTATGATCCTCAACAAATCGCCAGTGCCATTCAACTCATTCAGACGAATGGCATGAAGGTGCCAGACAACCCCGACGAGATCGTGGAAATGGCTCAACAGTTATCACAGCAAGCCCAGATTGGGGACCAGCTCATGGAAGAGGTAAAGAACGTCGCCCAACAGGCCCAGGGCTACGGCCAATCGATGGAACAAAGCCAACAAGTGGGAATGGGGGCAGCGGCATCGCGTAAGGTTTTTAACCTTCGTAAAGCCCAGATGATGGATGGCCCGATGGTGGACGAGTTAGGGACGGACCCAAGATTGGACATGCCGTCCCAAGAAACGACGGAGAACCCGGCATCGCCTGTAGCCCAGCAATTTCAAGATCCAGGCCAACTCAAGCAATGGCTGGACCAAGTGGATGAGCAGACGGCTAAGGACCAATTGTATGATCATGTTTCGGGCGAAGCTGGTAAAAATGCCCTGGCTGAGTTCCTGTATCGCTACTACGAGACCGGAATGACCGAAACGGACAAATGGAAAGAGGTTGCCAATTTCTTTGAAGTGCTTTCGGGGGATGTAGCCCAAAATGAGCTAGAGATTCCTGCTACTTTCAGTAAAGGTGGGTCCATGAACACAGAAATTAAAAAGATAGTTGAAGAGACCAATGCGGCGATTGAGAAATCTGCCAAAGCCTCGGTCTCTGGTAAAAAATTCAATCTAAAAAAGTACGCCCAGCATCAGACCCTCCAGAACACGATTATGTGGGGTCCAGGCCAGGTTCGCGTTGACCCATTCTCCCGCCAACCGATTTCCGACTGGCATTTGGTAGAACGCAACAAAGGCTTTGGGTTACAAGTGGGAGATATTTGGAACATCGACTGGGAATCTATCTGGCGCAACACCATTATGGACAAGTATTCCCAGCCATACCGCGACAAGGACGGGAACTGGGTCGGTGGATATATCCAGAAACGGTTTGAGGTGGACAAAAATATCCCGGAACAAAACAACTACCAACTGAAACCGGGCCAGAAACGGAAACCCCGGCTACCTGAATACGGGAGTATGGAATCGCGGATGCAAGCAAAACGAGCTGAGGAAGAAAAAGACCTCGCCCCGTTTGATTGGACAGAAGACGATCAGAAAAATCCGGAAGTAAAAGTAGCGTCGGAAACTACCAAAGAAGCTGACGACAAAGAAGCTCGTACCAAACACAACCCATCTTCTTACGGTGGAACCGACCCCCTGACTCCCGTCAAAGACCATCACAATGCGGAGGACATGGATGGTTCGGTCGAATCCTGGTTCGGTGCTAAGCAAGAAGTGGCAGAAGAATATGAGAAACAACACGGCAAAAAATCGGAAACGGGAGTCAACCTGGTTCTCTCCTGCTCTAAAAAAAAAAAGAGAGCGGAAGCCCAAATTAAACCCTTTTCCCCGATAGAGCCTATCCAACCGCTATCGGAAGACCCGATGCACCCTAAAAAGAAGTACGTTCCCAAAGAGACAATCAAAAAATGTCAAGGCTGCGGGAGTATTCTACCCAAAGGCCAAACCCGGTGTTCGTCCTGTGGGTACGACAACGCACATCCCATCGACACCAGTACGGTAAAACTTGGGCCCGATCCACAGGGACAGCAATCCGGCGATACCTTCATTCGGCAGCTCGATGTTCTTGCGGCTCGCAAAGAAAAGCCCAATCACATTAAAGTCGAAACGCCCAAAATAAAAGAAACTTTTATGAGCGATGAGTTCAAACAAATGGCCGATCCTTCGGATGACGATGAAGTAAACGAAACTTCTCCTTCCCCAAAAGACGATTATATTAATAAAATCCGAAGGCAGATTGCTGTACAAAATGCGTGTGACTTTCTCTGCCTGGAGGATGTATAGTTTTTAGGGAAAGGAATTTCACATGCCCATTCGCCAAATCAGAATGATTTTGCCTGACCGAAGCGCGACCAACCGGCAACGTGTGGTTAACGCAAATGGAGGATATACAACTTCCGGCCTCAAGTCCAGAAGCAAATACGCTCATAGCGACACTGCCTATGTTCCGATTACCAAGTACGCACAGTATATGGGATCGGGAGCTTCTGTAACACAAACCCAACCCGCGTTCTTCTCCCCCATTCACACGCCACAAAACTGGCAAATTCCTGCCAAGCGAAAAGAAACCTACCAGTGGGCCAGATTTTATTATGAGAACGAACCCAAAGTAGGGGCAGGCATTGACTTCTACGCCAACTTCCCAATGAACGGGTTTAAGCTAGAGTGTAAGAGCCGGAAAATCCTGCGATATTACGAAAAGCTCGTCAAGAAACTCGAATTGAACAAATGGCTCAGCTACATCAGCCACGAATACTTCATGCTGGGCGACGTTTTCCCATTCCTCGAAATTAAATGCCCCAAATGCGGAGGCAGAGGCTTCGTCAAGGAACATGGCAAATCCGAACAATGTAACCACCCTGATGGTTCCTTCGGGAAAATCCGTGTACTTAACCCCGATTTCGTCGTCGTCCAAGACAGCATGATTGCGGGCGAGCCGGCCTATGCCTTGATGCCCGACGACGAGTTGCGGGCTATCGTTCAGCGGAAACAGCCGCGACATATCTACGAGCGCCTCGACCCGAAAATTGTCGAGTTAGTTGCTTCTGGACAACCTATCCCTCTATCCCCACGGTGCATTAGTCATCTCAAACACAATGCGAGCCCCTATGGAACCTACGGTATCTCTTTGATTCGCCGATTGTTTACGGTACTCGCATACAAAACCAAAATTATGACCGCCAACTGGATTGTGGCGGAACGGTTGATTCTTCCCATTCGCGTCGTTAAGGTCGGGGATGCAGAGCGTCCTGCCGATGATGCAGCTATTGCCGATGTTGTCTCACAGCTCGCTGCTGTTGCTAATGACCCGAACCTTACCATTGTCACACACCACGCCTTCGAATATGAATGGTACGGTGCCTGTTTTCCAGACGATGACAATGTGCAAGTTTTAACACCAGACGGATGGAGAACATACAGGGAAGTGAAAGAATCGGATAAACTTGCAACCTACAACGCTAACACTGGAAAAATGGAGTTCCACAACTATATTGAACGGTATGAATATGATTACGATTCAGATGTATATGGCGGTCTGTACAACTTTAGAAGTAAATGCATGAATATACCCGTTACTCCAAACCACCGAATGTTTACTCGTAAATCACTGAAACATAACTACGAAATCGTGATGTCTCAAGATATGAAAAGACATTACAAATTCCTTTCACAGGTAGATTGGGATGGAGCAACTCCCGATGTCCTTCCTTATCAAAAAATAGAAAAATTATCTCACCTGTCACTTGATGAATTTCTGACATTTGCAGGGTATTTCCTATCGGAGGGACACATCAAGATAGAGAGCAACCGTGGATTGTCCGAAGATAAAAAGATTCAAGCAATGGGGATAACGCAAAAAAGTGACCAACCCTGTTATGGCAAGATTGAGAATATTGTTCGTAAGGTTTACAGTTCTTATTCTACACATAAAGACGAAAGAGGGTTTGTTCCTGTTAACACATTTATAATCAATTCTGTTGAGATATCACGATATATGGCGGAAGAATTCGGGATAGGATGTAGAGGGAAGAAAATACCTCGTTGGATTTTGAATCTCCCCAAAAAACATCTACAAATTCTATTTGATGCAATGATGGATGGAGATGGTGATTCTGCCGCCATGCTCAACGGCAATAAATTCAAATATACTACCGCGTCTAAACAACTTGGTGATGATGTATGTGAGATTATATTCCGGCTTGGCTTCTCGCCAAAATTAGGATTCGATAAAGGCAACGAAACGAAGCAAAGAGGAGAAACATATAGAGTCTATTGGTCAGATATTAAATCAATAAATGAAAGAGAAGTCACCAGTATTGATCGTATTCCTTACGCAGGAAAAGTGTGGTGTTTCTCTGTGCCCAATAATCTGTTGATTGTCAGATTTCACGGCAGACCTTTTATTGTTGGTAATACGGGAAAAATTCACAATCTTACCCAAGAGCTCGAACAACTGGGCAAAGAAATTCTTGACGGTATGATGTTGAACCAAGCTTTGTTGAACGGCGAAATGGCAGGATACAACTCTGCCCAAGTTGGTGTGGAAAGCCTTATTCGGCGACTCGAAAATTGGCGAAACATTCTTAAGGAATGGGTGGAAGCTTACATTTTCCTTCCGGTTGCAATGATGCAAGGTTTCGTTGACAAAGAAGAAAGCAAAAACAGTGGCGACACCGAATACATATACCCTGAAATCAAGTGGAATGACATGCGGCTGCGTGACAAATCCAACTACATTCAAATTCTTATGCAAGGCTACGACAAAAGCTTTGTCAGTGCTCAATGCATTCTTGAAGAACTCGATTTGGACTATGACACGGAAATTCAACGACTTCGCGAAGAACAGCAGATGGTCTCTGCGACCGGAATGATGATGGGACAAAAAGGTGGAGCGGGCGGTGCGGGTGGACCGATGGGTGGCATGGGTGGACTCGGTGGCATGGGTGGACTCGGTGGCGGTGGACCGATGGGTCCGGAGGGCGGCATGGCACCTCCGGTTGGCCTGGGCGGAGCTCCCGGTGGAGCACCTGGTGGCGAAATGATGGGCGGTATGGGTGGAGCTACTGGCGGAGTACCCGGCGGAATGGGCGCGACAGCTGCAGCGGCCCCGAAAATCACCAAACGTGGTAAAAACAAGAAACAAGAGCATGCTCAAGCTCCCCCACCTCGAATGATTAAACTGACGAAGTTGGAACAGCAGATGTACAAATTACTGACACAGCTTGAAGTCCCGTACAAACTTTTTGGACAGTACCAGGTAAAAGTCCCTGGCGAAGAACGTCCATTCTTGATCGACTTTGCCTATCCCAAAATCGGGGTCGGAGTCGAAGCAGACGGGAACGTTTGGCACCAGCGGATTGATTCACAGGAACGGGACCAAATCCGAGACCAAAAGCTTGCCAATGTGGGATGGAGAATCCTACGGTTTAAAGAGGACGCGGTAACAGATAACCCGGAAGAAGTTCGGGATATGATTTACAAGAATATTGTGGATGCTGCGGAGGATTATAAGAAGGCGGCTGAGAATAGTAAGGATAACGAAGAGTTGATTAAGCTCGCTTTTGCTCGAACCGGCGATAAGGATTCTCCATGGCCGGAGGAAACAAAAATTGTCGTAAAAGAGTTAGAGGGGAACCTGGGACAATTAATTCTGATAGGGACATAGAATGGACAAGTTTAACCTGGCACAATACCGGCACCAACTAAAAGAAGCAGCTCGGCCAGAAGGAAAACATAAAAAACGCATCAAAGATCGAGGCATCAAATGGGTTGAGCACTATGGTGAGAAATCCGCTCCTCTCAAAAAGAGGTTCGACAAAGACCTGGGGGCGATGTCTTACATGCGCTGGGAAGGACATGACTATACGACGGACAGCGACTATTTCGTGGTCGTTGGCCCCGCCGAAACTGAAGACCTCAAAAAGATGTTTTTTGCAGGAATTAAGAAGCTCCCCAAAGACCCCGAGAAGAAAATTTATGCTCCCAGCGGAGAATATTTCTCCACAATCAAAGCCGCGTTTAGCCACGCTTCCGACAAATGGGCTGTTCCATTTCCTAAAGAAGCCCCGCCGTACACACTGATGGACCTCCAGGGCATCGAGATTCCCCGACATGTTAAGGGATAATTTCAAAGGATTTTCGGTGAGAGTTGTTGCATTTTAATTTTTGAGAACCTTGAGAGGACCAAAAATGAAAGTGATCAAGACCGCACAGTACGACAGGAAACATGCAGCATCACCGCCCGTAAAACTGGACAAAAAGGTACGGCGCAAAGCCAATGACGAAATGAAGGCTGCGGGCCTGGACGAAAACGGGTACTTCGCCAACCACAATATGGCGTTAAGTAAGGCCCAGGAAATCCTGCAAAACAACGGCATGGAAATCGACGGCATCATTGATAGCATGGCATTTACACAGCCCGATGGACAAAAATTCTACCCTGTCCGGTACGCCCCAACGACCGATGCGTTTACTCCGGGGGATCAGATCGCAAACACTCAATTGGCTTTCTCATGGCACAAGATAAACGTTAAAGGTAAAGAATACTGCAAATCCCTCGCGTACCTCACCGGTCAAGTTCAAGGAGAACCCATGGAAATTATAGCCACAAAAAAATATTCCAAGATAGCTCGGTCTGTAGGAGATGGTCTGTCGATAGGGACCGAAACCATCGATATGCAAGAACCGAAAAATTATTCAAACGTCCCGATTCCGAACGGTCGCGTGGTCTTCAATGTCGTTCTTGGACGGTTCGAGGTTTACATGGGAAACTTCCGTTATCCTCTTGTCGTCAATCCCACTGACATCCCTGTTATTTTCAAAGACAACGGCATAAACGAGAACGCTGCGAGCCGGGAAAATTTATGGGACACCAATAATCCCAGCGCTCCCGCCAATACCATGACCCAGCAGATGAACCAGTCTGGCGGTGACCGAGCTCGACCCGTCGAGATTGCAGGAGGATAACATGCCTAAACTTATTATCGCAGCCCGCAAGAAAACGGCTCAAATTGCCGCTCCTGTTCAAGGCCAAATCAGCTTCGACGGTGAGACGCTTACTATTCAGAACCAGGACGGCATACTTGACCTCCCGCTTACTCCGGAACAGAAAAGCCTGGTGTCAAAAGAATGGCAACACCTTTCGTTCCAGATGCAGCGACCTTGGACTCGGGAACAATACGAGTTCAGCGAGACATACGCTCAGAATACAAAAAAGGAAAAACATGGCATTTCTTAAGACCGCAACAATTAGTCTTGACCACGTTCCCGTTCAGGCTCTCAATAAGCCTGAGTCATGGACTATCTTCAATATGGACAACATCAAAGTTGCCCAGACTACTAAGGATTCGGATTTAGGCGGGTTCGACCTGAACACGGCAGTGACGAAGTATCCTGACCACCTTTTCGTGAAAATCTTCGCCATCAAAAAAGATGAGCCTAACGACAACGGCGACTCTTTCAGCGCCGAACAACTTCGTCTCGCTTCCCCGACATTTACTGGCGTACCTATCTTTACAAATCACCAAAATGATGACGTAGAGAAGGCAAAAGGTGATGTGGTTCATTCGTGGTATGACGAGGCTGCAGGCGGCATTTTCATTATTGCCCGCGTAGATAAAGTCGCCTATCCGAAATTAGCCAGAGGCATTGAAGAAGGATACATCGTCGGATGCTTTCCTGGCGATGCTCCTGTATTAATGTCTGATGGAACGGAAAAAAATATTTGCGACATAGAAGATGGTGATTATGTCATATCTGGACGTGGAAACATTAGGAAGGTACTTGGAATAAGGCAAAGGGGATATTCCTACCCTATGCTGTCGATACAGGCTCAAGGGATTAAACAACCGCTCGTTTGCACATCATATCACAATTTGTTTGTTTATAGACTTCCTAATATTTGTGCCTGTGGATGTGGTGAGGAACTACCAGAGAAAAAAGACAGTAGAATAACAGTAAAAACATTCCAGAGAAGATTTGTAAAAGGACATAACACACGAGGTGAAAAAATACAGCACCAGTATATCCAGAAAATAAAAGCCAATGAGATACAAGAAGGTGATTTTCTTATTGAACCGAGATATCTCTGCGAAAAAGAAAAAGAATATATTACTGATGGACAGGCTTTTCTTATCGGATTATTCCTTGCTGAAGGTAGTTATGATAAACGACAGGGAAAAAGAAACGGCGTGATATTCAATTTTTCACACAATGAAAGGGATACCCTCGCATTTAAGTGTGAAGAATTATTGTCCCAAGAATTCCCGACATCGAATAAACCTACGGTTAATTTTTACCCCGAGGCTTCACAAACAAGAGTTTCACTCTATGGGAAAGAGATTGCACAGTGGTTCTACGACAAATGCGGCGAATACAGCGATAAAAAGAAGTTGAATCAAAGACTTATGGATTTGACTACAGATCAAACATCCTCGCTTATTGCTGGGTTTATGGAAGGTGATGGATATAATGTTAAGTCTAAAAGCTACGGATTCGGCATAGTCTCTGCCGGTTTAGCAAGTCAATTGCGAATTCTATTATCAAAAATAGGAATACGAACAGGGTACAGAATTAGAAAAAACACAGGAACATGGGGATACAAACCTGTTCACGAAGTTATTTTTGGATTAACAACATCGCAAGCTTTACGCGAAAAGCTTATTTATAAACAGGCTAAAATAAACGAGGTTGGTCCGGCGAGGTGGCATTCTACAAAAGATATTGTGTTAAGACCGGTCAAAAAAATAGAAGAAGTTGATTTCAATGGAACAGTATACGATATAGAAGTTGAAGAAGACCACTCCTACTGTGTTAATCATCTCGCTGTGTCAAACACAAGTATGGGGTGTAGTGTCGAGTATAGTATTTGTTCTGTTTGTCACCGGAAAGCTCACAATCAGTCGGAATATTGCAGCCATATCAAAAATCAGAAAAACAGGAAGGTATCGGGTGCCTATAAATGCGAGTATCACAAAAGCGGTGTAAGTGATTTAGACGAAACCTGCCCAATTTGTGGCTCAACCAAAGATGATGTCAAGAGCTTCAAACTTTCCGATTACCCTGTTTTCGAGCATAACTATGGACTCAAATTCGTGGAGAATTCGTTTGTTGTTAATCCTGCTTGTCATACTTGTGGTGTAACTTGCATTTTGCACGTTCCAGAGGTTACAAAAAAGCTGGGTCAGCTTCGGCAAAGCATCGAGAAATTGTCTGAGAAAATCCAGACCGACGACACGCAAATGAAGAAAACAGCCGGGGTCAAAGAACTCCAGCTTCTCAAGCAATCGATGGATGACTTGGAAAAAGTCGCCAAGAGTATGTTTGCACAGAAAGACCAGGTTTCCGTCGAGTACATCAGCGACATCGTAAAGATTATCGCTCAAATTCAAGAATCGACGGACGAACTGATGGAAATGGGGTATGGAAACCTTGTCTCACCAAATGTCTTGGAGGGAGCGTCCCCGGCTCCTATGCAGCCCGTTTCTACCTTCCCCAAAGCCCCTGCCCCGATAACTCCGTCGCCGGAGGCAGCGGGTTCTTCGCAGGTTCAGGATTTGGGTGGCATGGGAACCATGACCCTGCCCAAAATTTCATCAAATAAAATAAAGGACTTTTCTGGGGGACACGCCAATATACAAAGAAAAGTGAGCGAAATAGTTGATTCCGTCAAAAGACTCGCCAGGAGCAAAAAAATGATTACAAAATCGTTTACGGCGTTGGAAAATCCCAATGATCCAAATTCTCGCCAGGCTATCATTGCCCATGCTGAGGATGGGGTATCCGTAACCATTGCTCGGGGAGACACTATTCTCAAGTACGCCCACATCAGCCAATTTCCGGAAAACATCCAAAAATTGATACGGGAAAAGCCTGAGGAGGCTTTCATCGAAATTTTCAAAGAAAACTTTGTTAAGGAGAATAATGGACCTATGACAACTGATAATACCCTAAAAACAGCGGCGGGGAAGGAAAACCTCGATATCATTACCGAAAAGCAGCTCATGAAGCAGGATATCGACCTTCACCCTCGAACCGGCGAGACCTACAAAGGCATTACCGAAAGCAATGAACAGATTGGTAAGGGCAAAGAAGACGTTAATGACACGACTTCCAGTTCGCCACAGGTCCGGCAGGGAACCTACGATGTCATCACTGAGGGACAGCTTGCTACTGCGGTAGATGACTGCATTATCCGGTTCAACAACACCCCGGATGTCATTACCGAAAAACAATGGACCGAGACCAGCCGAGCAGTTGGCGCAAAGGTCAGCGAGGATTATACCAAGGTTATCACAGAAGCCCAGCTTCGGGATCTTCTGTCCAACCATTCTTTCGTTACACCCGATGTCATTACCGAAGGCCAGCTTAAGGCTGACAAACGTCCTTCAGGCATCAAGCGGTGGGCAATGGCAGAGTATCCGAAAACCCTGATCAAGATTGCGGAAAAGGCTATTGCCGAAACGATTGCCAAGTATCACAAGAGCCCAGACGAGATTCGTAAAGTTCTGGCTTCCCTGGAAGACAACAAGAACGCGAAAGACAAGTTTGTTTATTTGGCACTGATCAACGCATTGCCCCACAAACGCGAAGATTTGACCCGCATTGCGGCCAAGGTTGCCTATTTCACCAAATTGGCTTCTAAGGATGTCGAACCGACGACCGTTGATTCTCTTATCTTCTCCATTGCCGCGAATGCGGAAACGGGGCTGAAAGCAGAAGACGTGATTGATGCGGTTTCGACCGTCATCCGCAACAAGACAGCGATGGCTCGTGTCGATGCGAAAGTCAAAGAAATTATCGACGGCATGTCCGTCGCAGTCGGAATGGACAATGTCGTTGACAAGCGAGCCGCGTTTGAGCAGGCTATTTCCGACCTTGAGAAGCCCGAAGATGGCCGCTATCAGATTCGGGCCACGCTCGAAGATTTGGGAATTAAAAAAGCCGCCGACATTCAGTCAAACAAAGGCAAGTTCATTGCCTCTGTAAATAAATTCGCACAAGAACAGATTGAGGGCGAAATCGGAACCCCTGTCGCCACTGTCACAATGGACATTAAGGTCTACGATGATGGCACGGTCATCATTGACGCTAAAGAAGCGGGCGAAGGTGACGAAGGAGTTGGCGAAGATGACCTCGATTTTGGCGGCGAACCAGAGGTTGGTCCTGAAGCAACCGGAGACGAGTTGGAAGGGCCAGTCGAGGACATCGTCAATATGGACGGTCAGCCAGAAGGTCCAGGCGAAAAGCCCTGTTCTTTTGCATCCCGAGACGCGGTTGTTAAGAAAGCCGCGGCCATGAACAAAACCGCCCAGTTCGGCGGCGAGTTCGGTGGCCAAGGCGGATTAGGTAGCGGTCCTGGTGCTGGGGCGACTATGCCACAAGCTCCTGGTGCTGCTGCTCAACAGCCTCCAGTCGAAAGCTTCAACCTTCCCGAAGATGAGGGAATGGGTGGAGACGATGACACAATGGAACCAGCTCCTCCAGGAACCATTTGCCCAGTTTGCGGAACCGACGACGTAGATGTCGTTGCGGGCAGGGGCAAATGCAACAACGAAGAGTGCGGTGCGGAATTTGTTTACAAAGTACACATTGATGTAACCAAATGGCCCGGAATGATACCGGAAACCAAAGAACAGGGTGCGGAAGAAGGTGGCAAAGTCGGAGCCGGAGAAGGCTTCGAAATGCCAGGTGCCGGTGGAGCTCCTGGCGGCGCTCCTGGCGCGGCCGGTGGCGGTGCAGATATGGGTGGTATGGGTGGCGGCGGAATGTCTCAGGTGGCTGCAATGACCCTTATTACTCCAAAGATGATGCAGAAGTTGGCCGAAAAGAAAGTCAAACTTGGGACCATCAGTCCGGCAACCGGAAAAGCAAACACCCTTGAAGTCGGCAAGAACGAATACATCTGCCTGGATACGGGCACAAAATACAAAGTCGAATTTGCAACTGACCGCGAAGGCAAACGCATCTATGCCCAATGGTCCTGGCAGCCCCGTGTTGCCTCATTGGATTGCCCAAGCTGTCAGCGAGCAAAAGAGAGCTTTATCCAGTCTCTCGCCAAAGTCAATGTAACCCAGCAAGCCTTTGATGCAATGGACGTTATTGAGAAGACGAAGGTCATTAACCAGATGCGACAGGCCGGAGCTTTAGCTATGGTGAAAACAGCAGCCAAGACCGGAAACATTATTGGCGACTACAAAGTTGCCTACGGTGGATACGGAGAGAAGTTCCCAATGGAAGCCTGCCGCGAAAAATTGGCTCGCCGCTACGGTGAGGATGCGTTGGCAATCAGCGGACCTTGCGAAGGTCAGAAGCTCATTGATTGTGTCTGCCAGCAACTCAAAAATGCTGGGGTTTACACGACCAAGATTGCCCTGAAAGTTGCAGACGCTTGGAGCGACAAATCCGGTTCTGAGGAATGCATTGAAGACCGGGTACGCGAAGGCATGGGTCTTAATCAAGCCGCAACAGTTTGCGAATTCTTGAAAGTCGCTCTGGCTGGACCGGACGACATGTTCGCCGACGAGTTGGGCACAGCGACAACCTCAGATATGCCAGAAGGACCGGGTGGTCCTGGCGGAGCCCCGATTGAAGAGGCTCCTCCCACGGATGGTATCGGGCAAGACGATCCGTTCGATGGCGGCGAAATGATCACCATTGAACTTCCAAAAGATATCGCAGTCCAAGTCAGCGAAGCGGTTGAAAAGGCAACCGGCGAAGGTGCAATATCCCCTGAAGCCACTCCAGCCGAAGGAGCTCCTGCTGACGCAGTCCCGATGGAGGCTCCTGCCGAAACCCCGCCTGTAGAAGGCACTCCGGCCGAGGCAACCAAACCGGTTGAAATGACTCCTCCGATGGACTCGGTCAGTCAGGGCAATGCGAACGGCGACGGAAGTATGAAGTCGGTTATTGAACCGACAGCTGCTCCTGCGGGTGCCGCTCAAATGGGTGGCGAAACCAAGAAACCTGCGGCCGAACCTGGCAAAGGTGTAACAGTCGAAATAAAACCAACTGGTGGTGACGCAGCTCCGGTTGACCCAGTAACCCCAGACGAAACCCCTGCTCATGAGAACGCCGAAACTCCTGTTCAAGAAAAAAGTGAAGAAAAAGAAGAAAAAGAAGAAGGAGAAATAGGCGGCGAATCGGAACAGAAAGAAAACGAACCCAAGGATGAGAACGAGTCTTTCAAAGAAGGCGACGATGATGAAGAAGAGGGTTACGGTTTTGCAGAGGCTTCTGTAATGAATAGTAGTTTTGGAAAAGTCAACAAAATCTCTCTTGACCTGTCGAAGGTTCAAGCGGTGATCAACAAGAGTGCTCAATCGGCAACCGTTGACGTTAAGAAGGTCCAGGACACGAAAGAGATTGGAAGCTATACCGGCGGCGAGAACGCCGGAGCGATTGGGAAGGAAAATCCTCCCAAATCCGCGAAGCCTGATGTTCCTCGGTCTCAAGCCACGATTGGCAAAGAGCCATCGGATTTGAATCCGAAGGATAAGCCGCTTCCGGAAATTCCTTCCGGTTCGGCTGAAATTGGCAAAGAGAAGGAACTTGGATTTACCGGCGGCGACCATAGCATGACCGGCGGTGACAAGGGTCAAGGAAAGACTGACACGGCGATGACGGCGGAAGAAATGCAGAAAGAAGCAGAACTCGATGAAGTCGCTTCGATGCGAGGCATTCATAGTACGCGGTCACGAATTGACAGTTTGGTCAATCGCATTAAAGCCGCTCAGAAGAAAATTAACGACGCGAAACCCGTAGCCGACGATAAAGACATTCAACCGGTTCAGAATGGTTCCACCATTGGTAAGGAACCTAAGTTTGACGCAAAGGGACCGGAAAACACCAAGTCGGAAGGAACTTACATTGGTCACGAAAAAGAAGTTGTCGGCGACAAGCCCGATGCTCCTAAAGACCAACCAAGTATTCCGGCTGACAAACAGTTGATTGGTCAGGAAGGCGAGCAAATCGCCCCTGAGAAACAAGAGAATATAAAAGGTACTGTTATCGCAAACGAAAGCAGCGATACCAAGCAGTCCGAGGCAGAGGCATTTAGAGTTGCAGGCCGCATGGTCGAGGCGGGTTTGATTGAACCCAAAGAGCTCAAGACCAAGGTGGACCAGCTCAAATCCTACAAGCCTGCTCAGATTGCAGACTACGAGAAAATCGTATTTGCAAGCAAAAAAGGACTGGACACAGTATCAGAGGGTGTTTCGCAGCCCGTCATAATTAACGCGAACTCTAGCGTGAGTGACGCTAATCAGACCCTTGCAGAAAAGCTTTCATCGATGATGACATTGGGACGGCAAAATGCGGAAGCAGACAAGCTTCCCGACGCATCGTTGAAAAGAACGTTTAGAAAATAAAGAAAAGACAAAATAGGAGAGTTTTAAAATGGCGTTAATCCCTGTATATCACATGATTGCTGACTACTACCCGTTGTATGCTCCGCAGGAGATTTCTTCTGATAACCACAACAACATCTACGCTGGACAAATCCTGGTCATCCGGAACACGATTTCCCCTGGAACCGTACAAAGGGCGGCCCATGCAGATGAAAGTGAAGACAACTACGTCATCGGTATCGCTGGCGACAGCACCATTGCTTCGACCGGTATCGGTACAGTATCCACCCAAGGCCACATTGCGAATCCGGCCGCGGCACGGGCTATCTTTGGTGGCGTTCGTGTTGCCGACGTTGGCAACACCCCCCAGACGTATCCGGCCTATGGCAACTTCACCCAGAACCGCGTATCCGATGCATACAACGAGACGGTGGCCTCTGGCCGCATGACCGTTTATCACGGAGCGGGTGGAAAGTTCTACACCGACCAGTTTAAAAACGGCGAAGACTGGACGGTTGGTGCTCCGGTCTACGTAAGTAGCGGTGGGCTATTTACCTGTAGCAGTGAGAAGACGACCCCGGTGGGTATCTGCTTTGCGGCTCCGGCGGCGTATCCGAGCGGAGTTCCTGGCACCGACACCCTCGACGGCAGCATCAACCTCGGGTTTTATGTCGGTATCATCTGGACCAAGTGTTAATTAGTTTACCTAGTTTTTAGGCTTTGGCTCTTATTCAAGACCGAAAACCTAGAGATAGAGAAAAGGAGTTTTGAAATGGCGTTTGTAAAGAATTCATTAAGTGATCAAGAAAAAGAGACGATCATTGCCCAGGCGCTCGAAACCGACGAAGGTCGCGTGGCTTTGGCGCAGGCAATGGTGGAACCGATCCGGCGCAGCCTTGAGTATCAGGCTGTCGGACGAAAACTGCTCATGGTTGACGAGCTCCCGCAGGGTGCTCTTGCTCGGTACGAGCGCGACGTTATGGCGATTGCCTACGTTGTGTCCCGCCGAGGCGCTGTGCCTGATCAGATTCAGGAAGGCGAAGAGATCCTCGTCCCGACCTTCGAAATCGCCGCGAACCCCACGGTTCGTTTGAGCGAGATCAAGGCCCGAAGATTTTACATCGTTGACCGTGCACAAATTAAGGCGAAAGAAGCTATCCAGAAGGAAGAAGACACTAACATTTTCAACGCGCTGATCGCAGCCGTTGAAGCGACCGGAAACAACCTGGTTGTGAACATGGGAACGTTGACCGTTCAGTCGATCAACACCGCGTTCCGACTCGTTGAGCAGCATGATTTGGTCGTTGCGAAGATTGTGACCCATGCGTTCCAGTATGCCGCAATCCGTACCTTTGGTAAGGACTTCTTCGACGAAGCTTCTCAACGCGAGATTATCACGACCGGCTTGTTCGGACACCTCTGGACCGCCGACGTGCACATTAGCTCGCGTATGCCAAACAACCGCGTGCTGATTATCGCCTCCCCGGAAAATGTTGGGGCGTTCCCGATCCGGCAAGACATCACCGTCCTTCCGGCGGATGACCCGAAGAAATTGCGTTTGGGCTGGGTCATCTACGAGGAAATTGGCATTGTGGTTATCAACGACTATGCGATTGCCGAAATTCAGGTAGCCCCTGTAACGTAATCAACCGCGAATAGACCCTTTTAAAGAAGAGAGCAGGCCGTAAGGTCTGCTCTTTTTTTTGCTAACCCTGCAAATCAGGATTATGATTGAGGTGAACGGTATCCCTGCTTTCTTTGATTTCATTGGTCACAAATCGCCGGTTAAGTGTCACGATTATAAATTTGACGTTCCTGGGTGGCGGATGAGCTAGGAATAGATTATGACCACCTGGCGTATCTGGTGAAATCAGGCAAGGTTCCGTGTCACCGGTTGTCGGGGAACGGTCGTCCGAGGCTTTTGAAAGAGTATGGGGAAAGGGCAAGGGATTTACTAAAAACAGTCGTAATATAGTTTTGTAGACAACCACTTTGTCTTATAGGAAAAGCTATATGAACTGGTATCACCGTTTGAAGCTGGCCCAGTTCACGGCAGAGAACACCGTGAACGTGGAGAATTCTTCGATTCAAGTCACGCCCTACGATCCTATTGTTGATGAAGTGAAAAATAGGATTCTAGAAAAAGACCCCCAGTTTGGACGCGGCATTAACACGGTTAATATCGTCGGAGCGGGCCCGGGATTTGGTAATGTCGAAAGCACGAATCCTGCCGATATAAACATACGGCTTGAAGCAATTAAATCGGAGGTGGCTCGACAGATGGGATTACCGGCCAACACCCAGGATCCTAACTATGCCGAAGCCCTCAAACGAGCCATTGAGGTGGTCTTCTACCATGAAAAAGGCCACGTGACAGATGCTTTGCGAGCCCAGGAGGGGAGCCCGGACGATCAGTTAAGCGGACAATCATTATTTCCTGGCGGCGAACCTTTCGCAGAACGAAATGTCCCTGATTTTCAATAAATAGAGAACAAATGGCAACCACAATCACTCCAGCTAGAGAAAATTGGGTCGCAACCAACGTCAGCAGGCGAGCACTGACTATCCCCGACCTTCCACGCATCCCCAGTTGGCCACCAGGGGCGACAATTGATTTGATCGTCTATTATCCCAAGGAAACCCTTTCGAAGTCCCTGGTGCTCTCTAATTACATCAGGACGGGTCTTGTAGTTGTCGGTAGCCTCATCCATACCCACGACGACAAGGCCAACGTCAATCATAACTTCATCCAGCACGGTGACGCGACATCTAAGACTACTGGAGCCAATCTCGGTATTTTGACAGCGGGGGTTGCGTCCAACGCGGATAGTCTTCACAAACACACTCAATATTTTCTTGACTCGAAAATGCCTTCGGTTTCGGGTCAGTCCGGCAAATACCTCACGAACAATGGGACGGCGATGTCCTGGGCGACGATTGACATACCTTCGCCCACCAACTTGGTTCCTTACGACGGAGCAACCAAAGATGTTCACTTGGGAACACATGCTATTTCCGCTGGTACTATCACCGGGGTCAACGTAACCAGCGGGGTGGATCCTGGACACACCCACACGGGCAACTCCCTGTCAGGTATCACTATTCAAAGTACGAACCTCGCTGTAGCCTCGCCGATTACGATTACCTCTGGGTACATTGTGGGCATTGACCAAGCTGCAATCACCCAGGTGAATTCGAGCCTAACGGGGATGCTTAAGGTGTCTTTGGGAGTTCTCGCGGTAGCGACTGCGGGCGTGGACTACGTCACGCCCAGTGGAAGCTACGTCCCTTATTCGGGGGCAGACCAAAATGTCGATATCAGCGGATACAAGCTCATTGC